GGCAAGAGGTTTGCCCCCTACCATTTCATCTATCTCAGCCTTGGTATAATACCGCAGATCACCCCGAGCATCGTTATGGTATTGAGGGTGATTGTCCTGGTTCAGCTCTTTAAGCTGGCTGTGGCGGGGTGATGCAAAGAACGTCCATTTGCCGTCTATGTTCCAAAAAGCCCTCTCATTGACCGTGGCATAGTACAGTTTCTTGTTATTGGTTGCTTCGGTTTCTTGCTCGGCAAAGGTTGCCCCCACCAGTTTGTCAGCATCCATAGTAAGATGGATGGTATCAGCCGTATCAGTAATATCCCCAGACCATCCCTGGAACTCAAAACCATCGTTGGGTACAGCCTTTAAGGTTATTACCTCGTTTTTAGCTACCTGAATGACATTGCCCGCTGGCGGGATGGTTGAACCTCCTCCGGTAGCCACGATGGTTAATTCAACAGTTTCCTCGAAAATGGCCTTGATGCTCTTATCATCGTCCATAACTATGCGGGTAAATTTATTGTCCTGGTCCTCCACCTCATCGCCTTGCCAGGTCTTAAACTTGCTTCCTGCAGCTGGTGAGGCCACCAAAATAACTACTGTGCCCTCCATATAGGTATGCTGCCCTACATCCGGCACTACAGAACCATCGCCTGTCGGTGTCTCCATGTTTAAAATAAAAGCCCGCACAACTAATGGATTAGAAAAATCTGATTCTAGGCCAGGTCTATCCCTTGTGGCGTGAATGGCCCATAGATTGCCATCGCTCGGATAGCCCCCATAGCCCCCCTCCACCCAGGTTATATACCCTGCAGGCGACATGAAAAACATATTGCTACCATAACCTACGCGCGTCCAATCGCTTATAGACTCCCATGTGACGGTTTCATCGAATGGGCTTTGTCCGTCCAGTGGCAGTAATTGATTTTGCGGACGCCGAAAAACCTTGTACCTAAAAAGGGCTCCAGGCAGTCCCAACAAAGGTTCATGTCCCCATCTGCGGTAGTAGTTGTACCCATCACCACCATAAAGGACATTTGTATAGCTATCGTGCATATAACTCCTGCTTATTTTATCGGTAAGGTTTAATTTAGATTGCCCGTCTTCAATATGATGCCAGGTTGTTCCTTCATCAAGGCTATAAATAAAGCGGTAGTATGACGCGCCTCCTCCATCGAAATGCAATCCAATTATTAGCTGCGAACCGCCTGGGCTGTTGAAGTACATAAGCCCTTTCGCGTATGGGGTTTCTGGTACCCCTGGAGAGGTGAGAAAGGTTGTGCTCCACGATGCGCCCTCATCGTCGCTGGTGGCTACATATAGCCCAGTGGTGTCGTAATATCCAAACCATTTATATGGGCCGGGAAACGTTACAACAATTCTTCCAGATGGAAGCAGCAAGGGAATACCAACAAATTTTGTTCCCCCATTATAACTAATTGGCACGGTGGCGATGGTGCTGAGTAGCGACCAGAACCTCCCCATTCCGTCAGCACTTCGATATACCTTTGTCGTGCTCGTGCTAGGCGGTGCTGTTCCTCCATCCCAAATGAACATCAGTATAGATTTATCCGGCATCTTGAGAAACGTAATGTTACTGTCCCCGGCCGGCACATAGACAAGCCATGAATTTCCGGCAATATCGGCAGTACCAGCCCATATGTCCGCTTCCATAACTGAGGAAAGGCGCATATGCCCCTGAACCGCATCGTAGTATGCCAGTAGGATTTTGCCGTCCTCGGTCGCCACCCAGTTGGACGGACGGGAAACATCGGTCTCCAGGTCCAATATGGTTACGGGAGTTTGCCAATTGTAGGCATCCTGCCCCAGTGCTTGTACTGTGCAATAATATCTCCCTGCCGGGAGATAGTTTTCTATCAGATCAGTAAAATCATACCGCTGAATGCCCTTCGCAACTCTTTGGGTATCAAGGACCTGCAAATCCTCGTCATAAAGTCTTACGCAGTAAAATTCTGCGTTGGGCACATCTTTCCAAGTGATAACCTTGTTTACCCATACTGGTTTTCCAACCTGCGCAAGACTAGGCAGAGTTCCCATTTACGTCACCCCGCTTTTATTCATCAACCGGATCACCAGGCCCATGCGTAATAGCGTTCAGTTCAAAATCGCTGGTGCTTTCTCCGGTTATGCTGAATATATTATCATTTATGAATTTCTGCATTAAAGATACCGCATAAGCAATCTCCTCGAAGTTCTGATCTATCTGCAAGGGAGTTATTTCTTCGTCAAAGACTCGGATTCTATTTGGAAGTTCCAGCACCCTTAGAGAATCAGCCAACTAGACCTCCCCCTTAACACTGGATTTCTCCTTGATTTTGAATGGCATTAGGATACTTCTTACCTCAAAACCGTCTGCGGTATCATGGTGTACTTTGATATTCATGTACCGCCATTTATCCCGTATAGTAGGCCGGAGTGCGAATTTGCGCATATTGTTTTCTGCGTTCCGGGCTGTTATCTCCTGGTAGTCATTATTGTCTATGGCAACAAACACGCTGCCGAAAGTTTCCTGGCTAGGTGCGTATTCCACATAGATATAGCGGGCCTTCTTCTTCTTGTCAGCTGCCCCAATATCGATTGTGGGGAGTTCAAAGAAGGCGGTAATATTCGTCCCGGCATCGTCCGTACCAACATCCTGCTCCATTACAAAACCCTGCGTGGACAGTCCTGCATATAGCTTGGTGCCGCTGGTGGTGGCGATTTCCTCCCACATGGCTATGTTCATACCGTCCCAAGGCCATAAGGCAGGTACAGCAGGGTCACAGGCAATGACCAGGTTATTGACCGTGCTATCATCTATCGGCAGGGCAAATAAGATCAGACCATGCCAGGCATATACCGCCGCCTGGCCCAATGCCGCCTTGTTCACCCTATCCCATAACAGGGGTATCCTATTCCGGCTTATATTGGTCGCTGATACGCCGTTAAATTGGTATAGCCCCTGCTCCGATATGAAATAGATTTTGTCGTTCTCCAGGCAGGCTGCGCGGGGTCCTGAGCATCCCACATTGGGCTCCACCACTTCCAGTCTATAGTCGGTAAGATCATTGCCCCGGAACCGGTAGATTGACCGATCCATAAAAATAAATAGTTCACCCATCATTGAGATTAAGCAGCCATCATTTTGCCCAGAACCAACACAAACCGGCCAGTTATTAATAGGCGGCCAGCACTCGTATTCGCTACCGTTCTCGGTTATGTCTGACCAGTAAATACGTTCATCATTACCCATGACAAATATACGGCCTTTGTGGGTAATAGGATAGCGGAATTGAGAGGACAATATGCCGTTGCTGTACTGATAGTCCACCCGGATTTCATCTACCCATTGATAGGTGGTGGTAATCGGCATGTAGGTATAGAGGTCTTTGCCATCTATGACTGTTGGAGCATAGACCACGCCCGCGCCATAGTCGGCCTTCCACCCGTCTGTTTCTGCTTCATTGGTTAATACTTTCATGACTATGCCATTCTTATCGTAAACCGTGACGGTGCATCCCGCCATGTAAGGATGCACTGACTCTATTCGCCCGTTTAGCGGATATGTCACTGTCGCAGCTTCGGCGCTCAGTCTGTCCGATACCGTGTTTACCCGGGCATTATTGAAGGTTATTGTCCCGTTGCTCAGGTCCAGGGTGTAGTCTGCAGCATCCACCAAGTTACTGTTGGCGAATACGAATGTTTTATCCGCTGCCCGGACCGGCTTATGGGCCAGTGTGTACGTTGTGTAGTCAGATGAGGTCGGTTTCTCCCGGGTGACTATGCGGTAATCGTTTAAATCTGCAACCGTGGTGCCATCCCACTTGAATGGTGCATCCACGCCGTTGAATCCTATGATCTGGTTTACACCATCTATTACTGCTGTGACAAACATAATCGGTGCGGTGGCATCAAGTCCGGTCTTGATCTGTGTCATGGTGCCTATGGGAGGGTTACAGTAATAGACCGTACCGCCTGCAGCCACGATTAGGTATTTGAGCCCGTTCAGATAAAAGGCTTTCATCCCCTGGATGGGAGTATTCTCGCCCAATTCAGTGTCATTGAGCTTTACCTGCCCGCCCCGAGCCTTGATCTTGCCTATCTGCCGGGATATGACATTTCTGCAATTCTTGAAGGCCCCGGCTGGCAGTTCGGTGTCATCTATCTTGTCGATATAGCCGTGGGTGAAGTCAGTTATTCTAAAGGTCTGCCAGTCAGACATTAACTCCCACCACCTTGCAGGTACTTGATATTCCAGGGCTCCATCTGAGCGATGCGGGCCACCGCAAAGGCTTGTTTGGCCTCTTTGTATTCGGCTTCAAAGTCTCTTTTGTCCTCGGGTTCTTCCTCGCGCTGCTGGCTTTTCATGCACAGCCCGGGTACATAGATGTAATGGAATTCTTCGGGTATCTCAGGGCCGGTAGGGGTAAAGGTTTCAGGTGGTCCTTCTGCATATACCACCTGGGATAGCCGCTTGTAGAATTCAACTCTCACCGTGCCGGCCGTTTCTGTACCCAAACCCTGCAGATATATCTTGGCATCGTCCTGTTTCCATCCCTTAATAGAATGGAACGGCTGCAGCCTGCGCAGTTGCACCTCTTTGCCGCCTTCCACTGTCGGGGTGTAGAAAACATGCCGTATCATGTATGCGGTGGCCAGGTCAGCATCATCAGCTAATGTTATCTCGGCTTTGCCCCCGGTTACGGTAACAGATACGCCTTCCTTGCTGCCCGGCATTTTAGCCAGGGGGGTCAATTCTTCCTGGAGCAGGTTTATAAGTTCGGTCCAGTCTGCGGCATCGTAATCCTCGTCAGACTGCTTTTCCACCAGGCTTATAATTTCTTCCCACAGCATTAATACCACCTGCCTGCCCTAACCTTGCGCGGTCTTTGGTGCTGCGCAAAGTTTAATTTTCTCCACTTCTCCATTTCTTCTTGAGACTCATTCTTCCAATACATGGCTTCTTCGCTTACTCCCCGGGTGTCTATCAATACCTTCCACTTGGCGAAAGCGATCAGGAAGTCGTCTGCATGTTCAAGGGTATGGGTATCTTCCTCCGCTTCCATTGTAGTTTCCTTCTTCACATAGGCAAGCCTGGCTGAGACGGTACCGTTAGGACGGGGATAGAGTTTGATATTGTTGCCATCCCGGAACCAGTATAACGGGGTGCCGGTAGCATCTTCGGGTAAATCCCGCTGCGGATAGCGGACCAGGGGAGCGCCTTCATGAAATACATCTTTAACCACTAAACAGTTGTCAGGTATGGCGAATGAGCCCTCCACGACACTAACATCGGCTCGGGTAATAACCTGGGATTTTGCGGATAGCTCCAATAGCCCCTTGTTCAGATACCGTACAATATCGGCGGTATAATCGGCTCCTACCGTGCTCATTACCTCAGCTTTGAGTTCTCCTAATGTCATGGGCAATATATTCAGCCCCCTTTCTTGGGGAAATTACATTGCGTAGTGCTTTTTAAACAGCCGATTGGCGCTGTCTTTGGCGATCATGTGCAGTTCATCCTGACGGCGTTTTTCTTTGGCCCGGTCTATAGCTGCATTGTGTTCTTCGATTTCCCGGAGTATGGCCTTTAACGGCCGTCTGTTCTGGTCGCGCCTGGCCACCAGATCAAGCAGGCGGGTATCCAGGGTACGATAGGGAATAGACAGGGCAAATGTATCGCCTTCCCGGTTTCTCAGGCTGTGCACCTCATATTCGCCCAAAAGGGAATTGTAGCATATAAACATCTTGGGGTCATATTCGTGCAGCCTTTCCGGGATTCTCTGGGCGCTGGTTTCAATCACCCGAAGGTATGATTTGCCGCTTATGCGGTCCTCAATCTCAGCCCGTTTAAGCCAGTTCATTTGCAATTCACTCCTTTTTTCTGGTAATGGAAAAGCCGCCCCTAATGGAGCGGTCTTATAACGCACTATAGCTATTCCGATAGCTTAATAAGCTATTCTTCTAGCACTCCATCATCATACTTAGCAACCACCGGCCCATCAAAGGTATCTCCTACCGCAAGATAGTTTTCCTCTTTATTCACAGTCACAAAAAGCGGGTCGCTAGGAGAACCCCACACGACACCATCGGGCATGGTTGGTACAAACTTAATCAAAACAGTTTCACCCTTATCAGTAATTTCCTGCACCGTAAATGTAATCTTTTTGTTAATGATAGCCATTATTTAACCTCCTTATAATTCTGCTGTTAAAGCAGTATAATCAGTTCCATTGTGGATAACCAACACTGTTTTTGCATTTGTTACCGCAACGCCAGTTCCACCTGATTTTTTAATTGTTATAGCGTATCCAGAAGCATTA